CTAAGCCAAGCTCTCTTCAGCTTCACTAGCTGGTGGACTTGGGGGAATTTCAACCTTTTCATCTTCTTCTATCAAGTCATCTTCTTGTATCAAGTCATCTTCTTCATTGTTAACGTCGGCTTCTACACCAACTGGATATCTTAATTCAATAATTTTATCTAATATATAGGATATGACTTCTTCCCCAACTTTAGACCTTATCCAAAGACCCTCGTCCGTAACTTCATAAGATATTGTATCAGAATATCCAAAACTATACCGATAGTCAAAACGTAATGTTTTTTTCTTCATCGGCTGATTGTTAAATTCAGATTTATACTGCTCATCTGCCTGTAAATCTTCAACTTGTGTTTTGGCAGTTACCTCTTTTGTTGCATATGGCCCTTCAGTCATTTTGTGTTTTGCAGCTCTTAACCTTGCATTAAGAGATCGCGCCAATTGATTCGCCTGTTCCTCATTCAATTTAGTAGCCTTTTCCCAAGCAATATCACCAGGAGCTTTCCCCATAATTTCAACTACAGAATTCACAAACATAGAATTACGATCTTGAGCAGCTCTAACCTCGACTGCAAATGGAGAAAAATGAATTATAACATATTCGACCATTTGTGGGCTACGTGAAACAATTTGAAAGTTTTCTAGATACCTTCTTGCATGTCCTAAGAATGAAAAAGCCAAAACTAATTTATCATTAAGATCATGAGCACTGATAAGTTTCGGTTTTTTGTCCAATGTTGGCCGGATCCCTTGATTGAAAATGTCTGCTGTATACTTCTCTCGAAGTTTTTCTTTAAAGTAGTCTTTTTGATGCCACTCTGCCTCTACACCTTTCATAGCAATATTTAGATTCACAGCTGTACTACCAGCAAACTTAAATTGGTTAGCTAGTTGTGAGCCCAGATCATGGTGATTGGCTAAAGCTTCAGCCATATCTTCAGCAGAGTTTAATTTTGAATCAATGTTTTTTTCTTTTATTACTTCCTTTAAAGCACCCGAAGGTACTTCCATAACTAGTATATCTTTTAGATTCAATTTTTAGACCCTCTTCCCAATATTTTCTTTTCTTGAAAATATTCTTTTTCGGGTACTTTGTCAATGTTTTTGGAAAAATATTCGAACTTATAATTCGTTTTACTTAAGTGGCAAACGTATGACAAACAAATACCCTCCTCGTCTCGAGAAGAGCTTCATTCATCATATGGCAGGTACCTCTTCCGGCCGGCTTCTAATTCTTTTTTAAGTGCTTGTACATGTTCAAGCAAAAATAATGTAACTGTTCCAACCTTTTTAACCGGTTTGAGCATTCCAAAAGTGACAAGGGGGCTTTAAACGCTGCCGGGTGATTCCAAGCAAGCTACCAGCTGATAACCCTCATTACTTAAATGTTTAACTACTCAGGAATAAGCAAAAAGACTCAGGTCAAACTATTCATTTTCCCCTTTTGAATCGCACAGCGATCTTTTTCTTCATTCTTCCATGGTAATATCTTGTTAAAGCATTTCGTATGAAAGGATATGGTCATGAAAGTTTTCGAAGCAAATACCCTGCTGGCCGCCGCCAAACAGCGTGCGGGTGAATACAAAGAACTGCGCGGCCAGATGGTTAATCTAAAAAAAGCATTTCAAGGTATGGCTGACCTCGGTGACAGCGACTTTTCAGGCCGGGGCGCCGATAATATCAAAGCCTTTTTCCAAGATCACGCCGGCGTCACAGACAGCTGGCTTGATCTGATCGACATGAAAATCGCATTTCTCACAAGCCTTCCCGGCAAGGTTGAAGATGCCGGACTTTCCAATTCGCATGTGGAGGAATCATTTCTGGAACACGAGCTCACCCACGCCCTAAATAAATCAAAAGCAATTATGGAAGAGCAGAAAAAGGACATGCGCTCCATCCTCGGAGAGATCGATGACATCATCTCGCTTGATCTGTTTTCAACCGAAAGCACAGATCAGAAGCTTTCCTCAGCTGACAAAAAAAGAAGCGAAACCATACATAAGCTCGGCAAGCTTGATCACGATCTTACGAAGGAATACGCAGAAACCGAAGCGAATGAACATTTTATCCAAGCAGATTTCCAGCAGCTCCAAAACGCCACGGGCAAAGGAAAAAGCGCCACGCCGCTTCACTACAACGCCAAAGCGTACCGTGAAAGCGACATCCATAAGAAAAAAGGCGATATCGCAAGACATTCGGATGCTTATTTGACGATTAAAAAGGAAGAAGCGAAAGAGCGTGAAATCAAGGATCTGAAGAAAAAGCTGGCTGATGGCGTAACCGACCCGGATGAATACTTAGAAATCGCCAAAAAGGTTGGCTATGAGAATCTCACCCCTGAACAGCTTGAATTTGTTTCATTTCTGGAACAGCGTAAAGCTTTCATGGATAACGGAAAAGAAGCATTGCAAATCATAGGTGATGGCGCCAAAGGTCTGCTTGTTGGTGTATACGATCTTGTCAAGGATACCGGTGAAGGAGCACTTCAACTTGGATGGAATATCGGTTGGACAATTGACAACTTAAACAAAGATCCTCAAAAAGTTCTGGATACTGTTCTGGAATACGACTATCTAGGTGTCTTTCAAAGTATGGTTGACACATTGAAGGATGATTGGGATAAAAAGATGATTCACGGGGATGCATATACACGGATGCACTATGTTACTTACTTGGGCGGAAGTCTTCTGTTATTGAAAGGCGGAAAGTCCTCTGTCTCAACAGGCTCAAAAGATCTTGCTAAAGTTGGGGAGGCGGCTAGCGAAAAGATTAAAAATGGCAATCCGTCTGTCAAGCCTTATGCCAATAGATATACCCCTGCATTAGAAGGGATTTTACAAGACGTCGGGAATACTATTAATGTTAAAAATACGCCGCTTTTAAAGAGGTTAGTTCAATCAAAGGATGATTTGTTTACTAAAGCCGCACCTTATACTTACAGAGATGAATACGGAAACCTCAAAACAGTTAACTTAAAAATGGGCCATCTTAAAAACCAAAAGCATCCTAAAACTGGAGTTCCATATAATAAAGACGGTTTCCCAATTTTCAAAGCAAAATTTGATACGAAGATTGATTCTAAACTCTATAAGGAAAGCGATTATTTACAATTTAAAGATGCAACCTTAAAATTAAAAGAAGAAATTGAAAAAGATCCTTTACTTAGAAATCAATTCAATGACCTTCAAATCGAAATGATAAAAGCTGGTGAAACACCAGACGGATATACTTGGCATCATCACCAAGATTCAGGGAGAATGCAATTAGTTGACCAAAAGGTGCATCGGCAAACAGGCCATACAGGAGGTCGGCACCTTTGGGGTGGTGGAAGTAAGAACAGATAGGAGTTGATCAATATGACAGAGTGGAGATTTGCCGAAGAAGCCATCGGGGAAACAACTGTTAAAAAAATCGAAAAGGCTTTAGATATTAAGTTTCCAAACGACTACATTTCAACTATATTAAACAACAATGGAGCACGTCCAAGTAAAAAGATTTTTGACTATGAAAATACAAAAGGCGCGGTTTTTAATCGATTACATGGTCTAACTGAGGATAGTTCAAGTTTTATTTTAGAGGTTTTAGAAGATTATCAGGATGGAAGAATGCTTTCAGGGATAGTCCCTTTTGCCTGTGATCCTTTCGGTAATGAAATCTGTTTCGATTATCGTCAGAATAAAGAAAATCCCTCTGTGGTTTTCTGGGATCATGAAATTGCTTATGAAGACCCTGATGGAGCTTTGAGTCATATATCTGATTCATTTACCGATTTGGTTAATAAACTATACGATGAATAAAAAGATAAGTCCCTTCTCATAACGAGAAGGGATTCTCTTATGTTAGTAGAGATTCAAGCTTCGCTTTTGTTTTCGGCCCATAAATGCCATCAGCAGTCAGGCCGTACATGGACTGGAATCGTTTGACCGCGTTTGCTGTTTTCGGCCCGTAATAGCCATCTATTCCGTTGTTACTTGCCCCTTTGTCCGGGTAGTAATAGAGAGCCGCCAGTGCAGATTGAATCCGTTTCACGGCCGTTCCCTTAGTTAAGGGGCTTGTAACTTTAAAAACGCCTGACGGCAACGTGTAAGATGATTTCTTGCCGTTGGATGAAGAGCCGGTCGAGCCAGTCAGCTTTAATATTTGACCGACTTTGATTAGATTCGGATTTTTGATGCCGTTCAAGCTTTGCAGGGTTTTCATGCTTACTCCTGTTTTCTCTGCAATTACAGAAAGGACATCGCCTTTCTTGACGGTATACGTCGCCCCGCTAGTCTTTGAATCTGTTTTTTGTGGTTTGGATGCTTTTTTACCTCCAAGGCGTTCAAGTTCTGCAGCAATGGCCGCTTTCACTTCATCCCAGCGCCCCGAATCTAAAATACGGTGCGGGCAGTATTTCCCATTCCAGTCCTGATGCTTTCTGATTTTGTTAACGCCCCATCCGCGCTCTTGAAGTAACTGAGCGACAAACTTGATAGCCAGCGCCTCCGCTGCTTGGTATCGCGCTCCGCCTGACTTGCTGTAGCAGATTTCTACACCGATAGACTTACGGTTCCCGGTTCCGTTTGTACCGTCGCCAGAATGCCAAGCGTTCCGGTCCAGCGGAATCCCCTGAATTACTTCTTTATCATCTACAGCAAAATGATAGCTTGTCGATTCGCTGTTTCCCGTCATATAACTGATTTCATTGGCGGCTGATGCGTCGTTTGCTGTGTTATGGATGGTGATATACTCCGGCGTCATTGGATTCGGGCATTTCAGTGCGTAATTTTCACTTGGAACTAATCTTTTTTTGACTGCAATTGTCATGAAAAATCTCTCCTATTCTGTTTTTGAATTCAAAAAACAGCAGCCGGATTAACCAGCTGCCTGTTCGTCTTTTTCTTTTGTCTGATCGTTGTCGCTTTCAATTACGTGAAGCCGGTCAGTGATGACGGCCGGAATTTTAACGCCGATCTGTGCCAAATTTTCCGTGATGGACAGGCCCTCATTTGCGATATAAAAAAGAACGGTTCCAAAGGTCAGAACACCGTTCAAATTTGTTATCGTATCAATAATGTTTGCGACGATGACCACCATAAAACTGAGCATCTTCCGCACATACCCAAACCACGCGCTGCGGCTCCGCAGCTGCTTCATTTTCCACGCTTTGATAATGCCGGTGATGACATCCAAGATGCTGAGGATCAGAAGCAAGTCAAGGTATTTCACCTCCCCGAAAAGATATGTTCTTGCGATCTGTAAGCTTTCAAAATTCATCCACACATGTATTCCCTCCATTTTTATCACCTCCTTCGAGGCAAAATAAAAACACCTATTTAGTTACAGGTGCTGGTTCACTATGGCCTTCATTTGCTGACAGTGCAGCATTTAATTGTTCTTGAAGTTCCTCGCGCTTCTTTTCCGCAAATGTATATAAAGCCTTGTATTCGGCGCGCTCCTTATTCTTTTGATTCAATTCTTCCTGTAGTGAAATGGATTTATAGATTTCAATCTGCAGCTGTTCCTGAAGCTGCTCTTTTGTCAATTCTTGCATTCCGTTCCCCTCCCTATTCTTGATCCAGATACGCATTACCGCGCTCTTTTGCTGTGATTTCATCATATTCCGCTTGTGTGATGCGGCCTTTCTCAACGGCTTTTCTCATTTCAACGGTCAAAACAGTTCCGTTATTCCAGCAGCCCTCAAAAAACCCGTAAAGTGCACTTTGACTTTCCATAGGGCCTCCTCCGATCATTGTGGTTGATTTGCCATTAAGATATTACAGGCTCTTTGAAGATCCAAAATTTGCTCTTTCAGCCTTTCGACTTCTGTTTTTTCACTATTTGGATCTGGTTTAGGATTTACAACAGTTGGTTCAAGCTCCATTTTTCTTCTCCTCTCTGTCTTCTCTGCACATAAAAATTGTGCCTTCCCTAGTTCCATCTGGCGATATCCTCAGTGATACAGGAAATGAAATCAAAAAGTTTTTTCCTTCATAAGCACAATAACTTCTCCCGTCAAGATAAGCCTTACTTAGAGAAAGGGAAGCAATCTCTTTTTCTTTATCTAAATCTAACCACAGGACATATTCGACCGTGAAAGTGTCGTCCGGAGTTAGATCGAAATACGCAGCGTCAACAGGATACGTTTTCCCTTCGACCTCCGCGTCCCTTAGTTCTCCTGCTGTAATTTCAATACTTGTTTCGGTCTCTTTAATTTCAGCGGTATAAAACCAACCTGGATTAGCAAAAATTGTTTTAATCATATAGTTTCCCCCTTCTTACCTTGGTTCTATGAAAACAGCAAATCTGACTCTGAACTTTCTGCCAAGTATAGCCGTTGAACTCCCAGTACCTCTTAACCAGACCCGGAACGCTGATGTAGATGACTGGCTAATAACATGAGCGTGAACGTGATCAGCATATGAACCGTATACAGTTGGTAGAATTAAGAATACATTCTCGATGTTTGAGATGTCTGATAAATAAACATCAGCTCCAACCCCTGTAAAAGCATCTCCGTTGGATGGCATCGTTATTTCGGTCTGCATCAGCCGGACAATTGCATTTGTGTTTAGTGGCCCGTGTGTGTCCGAGATAGTCTTATCAACTTGAATCCCTAACAATGCCACACCCGGGTATCCGGGACTATCACCCGCTCTCATTGTTACAGCTCTTTCCCCACCCGGTGTAAAATCTATTCCACCTGAACCGTCAAAAACTTGGATGTTTATACCTGTTTTTGCTCTAAGCATTAAATCTTCTTCTGCGAACATATATTGTCTATTTCCGACGTAGTGTGTCGCCTTTGAACCATTTGTATTGAATGTAAAATAGTTATCAGTAAGGTGAGATGGAACATAACTTCCCATGTACATTGTCGTCGCCCCACCTTTTTTCATACGTAACCATGCAGATGAATCCGAATCTTTTAGAGCATCCCAGTCATTACAGTACATCTGAATCTCAGCATATCCATCTTGATTTTTATTACCAGACATACTGATTGAAGCATTGCTTAGGTTTAAATATCGTGTAGGCTCGTCTGTTCCCGTGTCTCGACCACCGGTAACCATTGAAATTTGACCACTCGTTATTGTCATTTCATCATATCTTTTCCACGGCTCTCCAGATGTCACTGTATAGTTAAACCGCTGATAAATCTTATTTCCTTCAATATATGAATTATAGGCAGATGATTCGTTCAAGGGTTCAAAGCGTCCGCCCTTAATCAGAGACCCCGTTATATCAATAGCGTTAATTGTCCCTGAAGTGATTTTGTCCGCTGACAAACTCCCTATCTTTGCATTGGTGATTGCTCCGTCAATAATATGCGCAGTGTCAATTATGGCCGTTCCAAGATGTGCCTTTTTAATTGCGGCGTTCGCAATAGCAGCAGATCCTACCGCTGCATCTGCAATTTTCGCTGATGTTATCGCGGCTGATTGAATATTGGCGGAACCGACCGCAAGGTTTGCGAGATAATTATTTGTGATGACTCCGTCAACTAAGGCTACGTCATAGGGACTGTAGCCATATTCTTTAATTATCGTTCCTTTTCTGACTTGAACTTTTCTTACGACATAACTGCAATTACTGTTATCATCCGAACCACGGCCGCCCAAACCAATTGTGTAATTATTACCGGTTTCCGGTGCCGTAAATTGAATATTCACTCTCATGAATTCATCAGCCGGATAATTGCTTATGTCAGTGAGCCCGCTTGAATCCAAGGAAATAAAAGTGCTGCCTTTTTTTAGATGATTCCAAGATATATCTGTTGTATTATTTCGTTTCACTTCAAAAGACAAAGTATATACTTGATCTTTTACAAGCGACATCGTCTGCTTTACAGAGAGTTGACAAACACCAAAAGCCTTAGTGCCATCCTGAGAAATTGTCATTTCATTGAATTCTTTTTTGTCTATTGTGTACTTTGAGCCAGAATAGGCATACCACCAATTGCTATCTAACAATGAACCAGGCAAAATATTGGCATCATCAAAGTTTCTGGAGAGCTTATCAGCATCAACGGCCAGCTCGGCCAGTTTTTCTTTTGTGATCGCTCCGAAAACAATGTCATCAGTCAGGATGCGCTGAGTGGTCGCGGAAAATTGATCCGTGAATTCGCTTGCTGTGCCCCGTGTGTTGATTGAGCGCAAGCGATAATACCAAACTTCATTTACTCCTGTAAAATGCTCGTATCCGCCTGTTTTGCCTCTGAAAATACGATTCTCTTTTAATGGGGTGAATCCATTTACTTGTGAAGCATACACTTCATAGGCTGCAATATAACTGGACGGGTCATAGTCCCATGTCAGAGCCACATTCTGAAACATTGGCTTGATCAATACATTCGACGGAACAGGCGGGGCTTTGTCAGGGAAACTTCCATCCGTAACCTCACCGGCGTCCGGTTTACTTTCCCAAGTGCCGCGATTTTTTTCAATTACGCTTTCAATTTGATCAATCCGGCCGTCCTTTTGTAATGCTGATAAAAATTGGCCGATCTCAACAACGCAAGTGTTTTCAGGGTCGGTAATATCGTATTCCATTGAAATAACGCGCTGCGATGTCTCGATTGGAATAGCGAAGTTTCGATCAATCGCGATCGTTGTATCTCCCAATTCCACATGTTCGTGTTCGTGTCCTGGCACGCTCTCGAGCAGTTGCACGGACAGTTCGTAATTGATTTCTGTCTTACATGCGGTCGTAATCAAATGATTATATGTGGCCTTTAAGAGCTCTTCCGGCTCCGTTATGTCTTCATTATTGAACTGGCCTTCCCGATGGATCAGCTTTCCATCTTTAAGGCGTCCCAATCGTTCTAATAAATCCGGATCGCCAACCCATTCCTGGCCTAAAGGCTTATCGACCGGGTCGCCTTTTGATTTTTTCCATTCTACTTCAGAGAAATCAATAAAACGGGAATAACCGCCCGTTTCCTCTCCTTCCTCATCCGTAGATGCTATGGATGCCCCGTAACCCCAAAGGGCTGTCACCGGGTAACTGATAACGGTCCGCCGGATATTCGTTGTATCCTTATCACTCTCAAAGCGCTTCCCGCCGTCTTTACCGCGACGGGGAAGTATTTTTATAATTCGTTTGACGACCTGATTCCCATCAAATTCTATAGTGTCCTGAAGCTCCCCGCCCCATATATTGATCACGTCAGCGATACAATCCAGAGCTGTTTTTTTATAGAAGGTAGTCGTATTCACTCCAAGTTCCGCAGTTACTTCCGCCACCCATCTTGACCGAGAAAGAACGTTGTCCAGTACAAACTGAGCAGTTTTATCGGTAGGGCGAAAATCTTTTACAAAGGTTTCGGCAAGCTCCATCATGGCAGCTTCACAGGTAACCTGAGTGTTAATCTCTCCTTCTTCACTTGTATCATCCAGTTCCTTGATAACAAACAGACGCATTACACCGTCCTTATCCTTGAATACCACTTGATTCTCTTCGAATAGGAAGCGCGCGTCAGGATGGGAGGCATCCGCTACAAAAGAAAAAGAAGAGCCCTTGTTGAGCTCTTCCTTGTATTTAGCATCCCAGAACGTACAGGTTTCTCGTCCGTGGCTGGACAGCACTGTCAATAATTTATCATCTGGTGAAAGTATATAAATGTCAGCCATGACCGGACCTCCTTACAAATATGCCTCATTAAATTTGATGCTGCTCTTATGACTGAACTTGATTTTAACTGGCGTCCTGGGCGGCAGCAGAAACCAATCTGATTGAATTTGAAGTGCTGTCATGATTAAATTACCGCTGCAAGTGACCTTTCTTTTTGCTGAATCAATTACAAGAGTGTCACCAGCGACGAAATCGTACAGCAGCTTGATCGTTTTCGATACAGACCCATCAGCATTAAGAAGAGCCACCTCATATGAAGTGGCTTTCTCTTCAAAGACGCATTCGATTGTCGGGTCTACGGCCGCATAGCCCGGATTTGTGATAGTCTGAATACCTGATTTAAATTCAAAATCCTTCGCCGGGCCGTATTTTTTTGGATCAGGACAGATAAAAGTCAATGTTGCAGTCTGAAAGCCTCCCTGTTCTTCGCCTTCTGAAATGCTTTCAAAGACAGCATTATAGACTCTGTCAGGCTCATCGTGAAAAATTAATGGTTTAGGCTCTTCAGTGTGCAGAATAAAAGTCAGTTCCTCCTGCTTTTTCTTCAGCTCTTCTTCACTACGGAAGGCAAAAAGAACCTCAACGGTTATGACTCTTACAGGAATTCTTGTGTCCCGCAGGAAACCTCCCGGACGATTCCCAATAGTGGCTGTATTCACTTCCCTCCCTGTCACGCCTCGGCCGCCCGTGGACTTTACATAAAAGAAGGGTGATATATCAATGCCGTCAAACGTGATTTTCCATTGGTTAGGCAGCAGTTCCTGATAATTAATCATTGAATCTCACCCTCCTTGCGTTTGACCTTTTTTGTGCGTTTGTGACAGGCTTTTCTACTCCTTGACCGACCTTCTTGCTGTCCATCTCAATAACAATCATCCTGTCAGGCAATTCAAGGTTCCGGATGTCCGCGCTCAATTCTTTTCTAACGGTGCCAAGTTCACCGCTAGAAATGGATGTGTCATATGCAAAATTCATATCCTCTTGCTGAATAGTCATAGCATCACTGACGGCTCCCATAGCTTTTTGAACAGTGCCGATACCATTCTGAATCCCCACAGCGATACCAGCAGGAACCATGATCCCGACCTGATCCCGCATCAATCTGGATGGGGAGTGGATTTTCAATTTTTTCTTAATGGTTTTCTCAATTGTCGATGCGATGGAGTTTGCTTCTTTCGCCAGCTCGCCCTTCATGTTCTTCATTCCAGAAATAATGCCAGCCATTGTATTTGAACCGATGGCTTTTCCGCTTTTCTTGAGAGAACCAAGCTGTTTTACATCCACTGTAAGCTCCCCAATTTTGCGGAGATAGTCATTTTTCAAAAGTGCCAGTTCTTTATTTGCGGCCGATCGTAATTCATTTATTTTCTTGGTCGTCGCGTTCTTCAAGCCGGTTAATTCTTGGGCAGCTTGGTCACTGGCGAGCTTGTGCTTTTCTTTCCACAGACTGACATACTCATTTAGCTCTGAATCTGTCATACGGGCTATTGCATTAATCTGATCAGCTGACCCGACACCCATTTCTTTCAATTCGTCTGTGAATGCCTTCGGTGCCCGGCTTGCTATTTTTGTAATGTCAGTGTTGAACGTTTTGATCTTGTCCAGCTGCTTTTTAAGATTTGAAGTCAGCTTGGAGCCGTTCACATTTTGACTTGAGACATCGTCAAATAGACCGATGGCGTTATAGATCGCGTCAGTTCGGTCTTGCAGCTCTTTTTTATAGGCATCATTGGCCGCCTTAATATCGGCAGTCAGTTTATCATTCACACTTTTGAATTTTGAGAGATAAGTATTGTTTGCAGAAAGAATGCCCTTGTTAAGTTTGTCAGCCGCTTTCTTTTCGGCTTCCTTCTGCTTTCTGGCCTTATCAGACATCGCTTTTTGAGTCTGATAGATTTCCCGTTGAACCTTTATTTGCTGGTCAGAATTCAGCTTGTTCTTCTTGATTTTCTCAAGCGTTTTGATATAGGTATTCCCGCTGATTTTTCCTGTATCGTATTTTGCCTCAGCTTTCTTAATCTGATCTGATACTTTCTTGGTATACGCCAGTTTCGCCTTCGCTTCCTTGCGCTGCTGCTCTTTCAGAAGCTTCTTCTGCTTATCAGAGGCGCTTTTGGATGCCTGATATATCTCGCGCTGGATTTTTCGGTTTTGCTCGCTGGTAAGCTTGTTTTGCTTCTGAATCTTCTGCAATGTTTTGATATACGTATCGGCGCCCATTTTCTTGGTGTCATACTTCACTTCAGCGTTCTTAATTTTGTTGGATACCTTTACCTCAGCCGCCTTCCGAGCCGCTTTTGCTGCTTTTGCCGCGGCCGCTTTTACTTTCCCTTGCGATTTATCAATACCAGCCGCCATACCAGTACCGACGTGATAGCCGACCTGGTCACGCATTACCCTTGACGGAGAATGGATTCCCAGAAGTTTTTTCATGCCGTTTGGAATAGCGTTTGCCATTGATTTCACTTTGCTCGCTAATGCCCCTGCCATGCCGCTGATACCATTTATTAAGCCTTGGATGATGTTCTTACCGATCTGCCACAAGTTAATGCCACGGAAAAACTTCATGACACCGTTCCATATGCTTGTAATTGTTGATTTTGCTGATTTCATTATGCCGGAAATAGCGTTTTTCATACTATTGAATAGGCTTTTAGCTGTACTCACAAGCCCTTTCCAGAGCCCTGTCACAAAACCTTTGACGGCGTTCCACACGCTTGTAAAAACACTCTTGGTGCCATTCAGCATGCTGCTAAAAAATGACTTCAAACCATTCCAAATGCTCTTGGCAGTAGAAGATACAGCTTTCCATACTGTGGTAACAACAGTTTTTATCGCATTCCAAACGGTGCTGAAGATTTTCTTTTGCGTATTTAGCCAACTGGTGAAGAATGTTTTTAATCCATTCCATGTTGTCTTCCCGACAGAAACCATGCCTTTCCAGACAGCCGTGACCGCCGTCTTGATTCCGTTCCAGACAGCTGAAAACACCTTCTTTACTCCGTTCCACAAATTGGTGAAGAATGTTTTTAATCCATTCCAGACAGATTTCCCAACCGACACAATGCCTTTCCAAGTTGAAGTAGCAAATGACTTAACGCCGTTCCAAACCGCTGTAAATGCGGTTTTCATCCCATTCCAGACTGATGAAAAGAATGTTTTCAGGCCGTTCCAAATGGTTTTAGCTGCCGATACAATTCCATTCCAGACATTAGAGAAGAACGACTTTATCCCGTTCCATGTTGATGTTGCTATCGTCTTGATACCTGTCCAGACAGTAGACAACCAACTGGAAATAGCACCCCATACCGCAATTGTAGCCGATTTCACCGTGTCCCAATTCACGATGATCAAGGCAACCAGACCGATGACAGCCGCCGTAATCCATCCGATAGGCCCCATTGCGATGACCCATGATGCCGCCATACGTGCCGCCTGTGCTGCCGCTTGTGCCGCAAGCACGACGAGTTGTCGGCCGAATAAAACCATTTGCTTACCGCCTGCAACCAACAAAGATATAAAATTGCTGATCTGCGCCGCCGTCCAAGCCGCTGCCATGCGGGTTGCCTGTGCTATGGACTGCGCTGCAAGCACGGTCATTTTGGCAATGAAAAGGACCATCTGCTTAATCCCGTTTGTCAGCATTGTGATAAAAGAGGTGATCTTCATTGCTGTCCATGCGGTTGCTGTACGGGCAGCACTTGCGATTGATTGAGCCGCCATTACAGTCATATTCTTGATCCATAAACCCATTTGAACAATGCCGCGCTTCAGAGCAGAAACAAACGCTGATATTTTCATGGCTGTCCACGATGCCGCCATTTTCACAGCATTAGCTGTTGCGCTTGCTGCCATCGCTGTATACTTCGCAATGAATTGACCCATCGTTGCTATCGCTGATTTTAATTGGCCAATCATGCCAGTCAGTTTTATACCCGCAGCTGTGGTTTTAAAGGTCCGTAGATATTCAGCTGCATCTTTAAAATCTTTAAGACCGTTGGTAACAGCGCTGACCGCTACTATCGCCGGAACAATAGCTCTTAAAGCTCCAAGTAATGAGATACCGACTGCGATAAATTTCCCGATTGCCGGGTTTGCCTCCATCGCCGCATTAGTAAATTTCAAAAACCCGTTTACATTCTCCAAAATCGTTTTTCCGAGTGGAGCCATGCCGACAAGCAAGTTGATGATAGTTTTCGCGATCTGCCCCAATGTGCTCCATACTGTAGGGCCGTTGGTCTTGATATAGTCAATGAACGATTGAAATTCTTTTGTTTTCGTAACGCTGCCAGCCCACTCATTGAACCGCTTGGTCAGGTCTACGAGAGATGTCATCATGTCTTGAGACATAGGAGCGAACCCGGTAAACAGCTTTGTCAGACCGCCCGAAAAGTTTCTGATGATCTGTAGCAGTTTTGGGCCGTTTGTTTTTGTATACTCCACGAAAGCCTGAAATTTCTTTGAAGAACCCAAGTTCGCTGACCATTTCACCCATGATTGGGTTATTCCTTCGATGGATTTCGTCATGCTTTTTCCGGCCGGCCCGAATGCTACGATCAGATTAAAAACTGTCCGTAAGACATTTCCGGCAGATCGGCCGAATGAAGCAAACGCCCCCGGAGCTTCTTTGTTCAGATAGGAAATGAATCTCTGCATGTCCGGAGCTTTAAAAGCCTTGTCCATGCTTTTCGCCAGTCCCACGCCCTCTTTCGCCAGTCCGTCAAACATTGGAATGAGTGAGTTGAGAGCGAGTTTAAACGTATTTAGGGACATACCGAATGTTTTCAAGATCGGCTTTTGAACCATCGTACCGATGTCCCGCCAATTGTCTTTGAAGTCTTCGAGGTTCTTTAATGCCTCTCTCTCTTCTTTTCCAAGAGATTTTTGCAGATTATTGATCTGTTTCATGATTTTAGCGCGCTCTTTTGCGCTTGTTGCATTGTCCAGCTTCTCCTGCAGCTTTGCAAGGTCTTCAGATGCTTTGAATACACCGCTTATTGAAGTAATAGCCAGGGCACCGAATGCCGCCGCGCCTGTTCCCGCTGTTGCAAATGCACTCGTTAACCCCATAACCCCGCCAGCTGCCACCCCGAGCATGGGGCCCAATGAGCCGATTACCCCGACAATACTTGCAAGGGCTGGCGAGATTGCAGGAAGTAGGGACGTCAATGCCCCGGCAATTGAATGACCGATGACTGTTGAAACTGAGTTTGTGATCTTGGCAAGCCTGTTCATTGACGTTTCAAACCGATCAATTCGAGCTTCTATACTAATCCATACTCTTCTCGGCAAGGACGCCAGAGCAGCGTGTGCCGTTGCCACAGAGCGCATAAGCGCAGCCGTGTTTCCGTTTATGACCGTGGTAATTCTGTTTGGCAGTGAAGCCAAAGCTGAACGGACAGCCGAAACCCCGCGTATGATAGGCGACGTGGCCGCATTAAAAGTGGTAGTTACGTTATGAGATACTGATGCTATGGCTGACCGCGCAACAGCGACAGCACGCCCTAAAGGAGTGGGATTTCCGTCTATCGTCGTTGTGATTCTGTTCGCCACCGCCGATAGCCCTGCTTTAGCGCGTGCCAATGCGGAAGATAACGGCCGGACATTCCCCATTAATTGCGTGGTGACAGTTTGGGGAATCTGTCTCAATCTTTGCTTCGCCCAATTGATGGCCCGAGTTAAAGGGTCTGAATCTGCATCTAAATCAACCCGCGTGCGTTCATGTCGATGAACAAAGTTATCTATTTGTTGCGCCGCCTGCCGTACCCTTGCCTGAAAGCTGGCAATCTCAGCATCAACCTCGACTGTGTGATGATCTGCCATCCGGCGCATTATATCGTTGACACGATCCATACTGCGATTAAATTTTCGTGTCTGTGCTTCAACTATTGCTGTCAGTCTTTCGATCATTCCCTCACCCCATTCCTTGTCCGGATTTTGCAAAGTGGTTGCGGATTGCATCATTAAACCGCTGAACCCCTTTGGCTCGTTTGCCGAGCTCGTTTACGTCTGACTTGCGCCATTTGTCGTTATCGCCAGTGATATTGCGCTCCAATTGACGTCTGGCCTTATTCGCATCAAACATTTTCGTTTCTTTGGGGCGCTTCTCATTCATGGCGTAACGGTGAAACATGGCGTTTCTTGCCATAAGCTCCAATTCATCTATTTCTCGCAACTTGGCCCCTTTTAGTAAAAGTTTATACTCGTTAGGAGTCCATGACATGATTAAATCCACATCATAAACCCCAAGCCAATGTGCGGAATTCGTAATTATTTGGTCGTAGTCGATCCCGTTCTCTCTTTGTACGCCTCTTTCATCATCTTCAAGACTTCCTTGCCGTTCTCTTCGTCCTCCAGCCGTTTCGCTTCCATTTCCGGTGTTTCGTTCGGAGCCGGTTTCTTCCCTTTGTTCATCTTCTCCATCATCTTCCAGCGCTGACGGATCACGCCTTTGAAAAAACCCGCTGAGTCCAATGTCGTGAATGCTTCATTGATCATCTTGTCAATTGCGTCGCCTGTTTCGTCTTCATCAATGATTTTTATGATTGCTTCCTCAATAGCCTCAGTTGATGGCTTTTCTTTCTTCAAGTAAGCAAGTGCGCAATCCCAAAAAGCAGAAAGATAGGAAGCCTCTTCGTTGAGCAAGCTCATGTAAATATTCATTGTGCCGCCTTTGCCCTTTTCGTCCGCAGTGGAATATTTTTCGTTTGCCAATCTGTCAAAAGCAAAGTCGCAACGTGATTTGTATTCTTTATCTCCGATAGTTAAGTAAGCCATTTATAAAACCTCCGATTATTTTTGTATGTTAAAAAAGAGCCCGGGAAGCCCGGACCCTATAATTCCTTTTCTGTTCGTATCGTAAAATTGGCCGATCGTTCCGATTCCCCGGCCGAGTTCACTGCCGACACGTTAAAAATGTAGGCGGTGTCCGGCTTTAGGTTAGGATTCGACGTGTACGAATTCTTTGAGACAGTCGCTATTTTTGCATAAAACCTGTAAATATTGTAAGATGTCGCCCCTTTCACCGCATCCCATGAAAAACTCACCTGATTTGAAGTGGCGCTTTTCGCAGTTATATTGCGGGGTACGTTAGGGCGTAACCGCTTGTGTTTGCGTAACAATCTCGGTCATTGAGGACTCGCCCGCATCGTTCACAGCAGAGACGTTGACCGTCAGTTTCGTGTCGGCCGCAATTCCTGTCAAGGTGTGGGATGTGCCAGTGACAGTTGCGTCCAGCTGCTTGCCCGCTCCCCTGTATACCTTATATGAAGTCGCCCCATCTACCGCATCCCATTTCACGGTCACGCTGTCAGACGTAGCCGTGAACGATAGATTTTGGGGCGCATTAGGGCGTAGTGCTTTTAGTGCCGAAATCTTCAAAGCCTTTAGCGCCGGCCGATGATTTAATTGTTTCCAGCACATCATCAGGGATCGCGGGCAATTCTCCCTTAAAGGTTTTTCCTAATACCGGTAAGGTGACTGATACTTCGACAAAGCCATCCTGTGGAGAGCCTGATTCTAAACTTTCGATGATCGCATGCCCATAAACGGCAGGGTGTTTGCCCTCTGCATTTTTGTTGATATTCGCCTTCCAGACTTTAATTGCTTTTTCGTCGTCAAATGCTTTTTCAATCGCTTCTTGTCCTGGATCGGTAACGGCAGCAAAATACGTCAATTCAAAGCTTTCGTTTTTCGTACCATATCCAACGATCCGACCTGACTTTGTGGACTCGTCTAGTGTATCTTGTTCTTTCGTGTGTGATCCTTCCGTCTGAAAGGCAATAAATAGACCTTCGCCATCTTTTGCATCCATTGGCTGCACAAAGAAAATCTCATCTTTACCGTTTAATAAGTCTGGCATTTCTTTCATCCTCTCAATTGTTTATTGTGAAGCGCATTCTGAGAATGCCGTGACGCGTGTACCCGTCAATATCGGTGATCACCTGCATGCTGCGCATCTCAGAACGGCATAAAGAAAAGCCCTCTATTGTTAGGGGCTTGCTTGTTAACGCTTGAAGCATGAGGCTCAGAATCTCCATTGCTTCTTTTTTTCCGTTGTAACCTGACCAGCAGTGTAAAACCACATTGATTTCTTCACCGCTGGATGTCTTGGTTTTAAATGGGGAAACATCATCATCCCCCATTGTTACATAAGGCTTTTGCTGATCTTTCGGGACTGCATCAAAGACGCCTGTGACGCGCCCGTTCAGCTCTTCGTCTGTTGATAACCTCTTAAATAGAGCAGCCTGCAACGGCCACAGGGCAGATCGCATGATGACAGCTCCTTTCTATTACATTTGACTGGCAAAATACCGCATACCTTCGTCCACCGCTGGATTCCAGAACGGCTGCGCCCGCATTCCCCGCGTGACCACCCATCTATTAAGCTTGGTGTCATAATAAACCCACGGCGTTTGCCGGCCGCCGCCTTCCTCTGCGTAAATCCCTGTTCCGTATTCCACATATACGGCATAATCGGCACCAACAGAAATAACGGCCCGTAAGCCGCCCTCTTGGTAGTCGATTTCAATTGAATTTTTCAGGTTCCCCCCGTCTATTGCGGCGGTCGGAGCATTCAGAACAGCATGGCTGTAAATCAGCTCGGCCGTGTCTGTGACCAGTTGCTTAATATCATCTATGACCCGGTTTCTGAACTCGCTCGTGGCTCTTTGCATCTGCCTGACCCATCTGCCGCTCACCTCAGCCATTGCCCTTCAGCACCCCCGTAACCTGACATTTCAAATTCATAATCTCATGCATGCCGCCCTGGTCGATCGGATCTGATTTGAGAGTCAGCACCTTGTTTTCGTAGATGATCCGCATTGTCTTCTCAATATCATTGCGATACGGGAAATACACATTGCAATCAACCGGGTTCTGAAGTTGCTGAGCCTGATAATATTCCCGGGACGTAATCCCGCCGACAAAGGCCTCTGTTGTGAGATAATCAGTGAATTTTTCAACATAGCCCCCGCCGCCGTCCGGCACCTTTTCCACCCGTTGAAACGTGACGACATGTGGAAATTCTTCATAGATCATATGACTCTCAGCTTTCTGTATGGAGCAAGAAGCTTCGTAATGCTGCTTGGTAGCTCTGTTTCATAAGAATATGAGACATCTCCCATACTTCGGCCGGAAAGATTGGACGGAGTCATGTTATGCTCGATCGCTTTCGCGACATACAGCTTTACCCCTGCTGGTAATTTTTCTTCTCCATTGACCGTGAATGAGTTGTTGCACCAGTCTTTTGCTTGATCTATGAACAGAGGCAGGACCTCGGCCAGATAGGTATCGTGGCTGTCTGTTTTTATGCCAAGCATATTTTTTATGGTTTGAACATCCATAGAATCACCTACACTTCATCGAGAACAATTTTGATCAGTTCCTCTTTAGGCGCTTTGGGATCAAATTCATATTCGTTCTCCTTCAGAAAGGCAACGATTTCATCCTTATTCACCTTTTTCAATTGCTCTTCAGTCATATCAAGAAGGTTTGTACCCGGCAGTTCGTTCGGCTCTTTAGATTGTTTGGCCTCTTCCACTCTCTTAAAACCAATGTGAGAATAAACCACCTCAAAAGCCTTTTCAGTGCATTCAATGGTTTTGGAACCGTTAGATGCTTTCATATCACGCGCCGCCTCCTTCCAGTGCTTTTACCCGATTCTCTAAATCAGATAGTTTGGCTGTCACATCGTCACCGAGTTTAGCTAAAGTAACTGCTTTGGCACCGATGTTGGCATTTTGTACACTACCGGTGCCGATGTTACGATTTTGGACAGAACCATCACCGATATTGAGGTTTTTCACTTCTCCGTCGCCGATCATTTCCGAAGTGATAGTTTTAGGAGCAGGCGCAGAACCCGATAACCCGGTCACCTTCGCGCCCTCTTTTATTTCAAGCTCGCCACCAATCACCAATTTGTCGCCGTTATTAGTGTTATAGTTTTTAGATGTGTATCCCATAAGCTTACGCCTCCGGTGCTGGTGTAATAGCAGCAAAAGCATCATCGGTCAATGTCATGAATCCGACTTGCTGAGTTACACGGAGAGCAACCATATCACGCTCGTACAAGTTGATCGGGTTTCCGTCTGCATCAACTATCGTTGTCAATGTTGCATCCTCTGAGATTTTGTATTCCATTCCTTGAGGGATTCCATAACGTGTGTAATTCCAGTCAGCCGCAAGTAATGCCACTTTTTCGTAATCCCATGACTTAGAATCCACATATCCGATCGGAAGGCCAAGGGCTTGTTGTGTGGCGCCGCCTGTCGCATCGTTGAAGATCGGAAGCCCGTTACCGTCCTTAGTACCACGAAGTTTCTGACGGAATCGGCGTGTTGTTGTAAAGCCGTTTACATCTTTGTCAGCGTCTTCGACCAAAGCCATGACCCCGCTTAACTCATCATATAGATTGCCAAGTGAGTTTAACGCAATAGCGTTACCAGATTCCTTGATTTTTTCAAATACAGATACGCCTTTTCCAAACGGTGAATCTACACCGAATAACGCAGCCTGATCAAATTTGATCGCAAAGGCTTCAGCGATAGCCGGGCGCATTTGTGTGAAGAAATCTGTTACAGAGTAGCGCAAGAATTCTTTAGAAACAGGGATGATGACACCCAATTTCTTTGAAATCATTTTTGCTGTTAACCATTGGGCCTTAGATGTTTGAATTCTATCGCCCTCTCCAACCCAGTATGCTCCTGGCCCAGAAGCCAAGTACGTGAATTCTTTCTCCGGCTTAGTCATTTCTTCATATTTTGCTAGTTTCGTGACAGCAGATTGGGTCATAAACTCTTTTAAAACCAGCGTTCCTTGTTCAGTTGGAACCTTCCCATTTACTGAGTCTTGCATCAATGCATTGTTCGGATTAAATGTTGGCATTAAAGATAGCCCTCCTTATTTTCTTATACTTGCTTCAGCTGCAAGCGAGCTGATGTCTAAATCTTGATTTGTCGATTCATTGCTGCCGGACTGGACATCACGGCCATTCTCTTGAAACTTGGATTCAATAGCCTTTTGAAGTGCAACGTTGTACTTCTCTTCGAATGCTCCGAGGTTCTTCATCGTTGATTCTTCATCCTCACCGACAAAGAATCCCACTACATCTACATCTGCCGGCAGTTGCTTTTCGGAAGCATAAGAAACAGCTTTGTTTAAAAGCTTTTCACGTTGTGCTGCTGTCTTTTGATCTTTCAGCTCCTTTTCGAGCTTCCTGATCCGCTTCTGCTCTTCTGTTTCTTCTGGATAAAGCTCTTTTACCTTTGTATCAACCAGAGCATCGAGATTGTTCGCCTTCCACGTATCAAGTCCTTTTGTAAAATGAGAATCCAACCGAGGCTGAATGAGACGTTTTCCTTCTTCTGTATCTAAAAACCCATTCACCTTGTCAGCAGACACGGCAGAAAGTTCATTCAGATACGACTGTACTTCTTCGTTCTCTTTATTTTCTTCAAGAAATTTTTTCACATCTTCTAATGTTGGCATTACGCTTCTTCCTCCTTTGCCCTCTACAGTGCGCGCCTGTTATGAGTGCATGAAAAATAAGCCTTTTAACGTCGTGCTCAGGACAAAATAAAAAGCCGCTGTTTAACGGCGGCCCTTTTCCTCAATGGATTTGTACCACTCTTCATAGGTTTGGTATGGGATTGTCTGGCCAGCCCCGCTGCCGCCTTCCCTCGCTCTTCTCGTATCCGGCAGGACGCCGTTCACTTTAAACGTAATTGTGCAACGGCAGTTAATATCATCCTTGGCATTATTCATGTGCCCTGGAGCCGGCCCGACGCCGCCGTAAATTGATTTGAACAGCCCATTGCGTTCTATAGTCTTCCCGTCCAGCTTCCTGTGCCCGGCTCGTGTTTTAAGATCAAGAGTAGCATTCCACATCTTTTTAAGACTGCTCCGTTTTGAGGCCTTTTCAGCGCTTTCCATCCTTGCCGAGACTTGTACCCTATGAGCTTCTGTTCTCGCCACGTCACGGGCTTTCCTGCGGGCAAATTCGGTCGCTCTTTCAATGCGGCGGGCGATCTTTGAATAATCCTCCCCCGCTTGTAGGCCCTGTGCGACGGAAATTTGAATCTGCCGGACATAATCGTCTCGATGCCTCCTGTATATCGCTGACAAGGTCAATTCAGCTATGGGGTTTAGAATGGCCTGCCGGATGACTTTGGCTGTCGGGATGCTAAAACCCAAGTTAACCACGGATTCCATTTCAAATAGATAAGCAGAACGCATATAATTCTCTAAAAACTGCTTGGCTGCTAATGCCTCAACAATAGTCAGAATGGTTTTGAAAGCCTGGTGAGATTCCTCGGCCATCCTCTCCATTTCCTTGTTCAGACGATTGTATTTGTTGGCATCGGCAAAAGTAAGCTGGCCGTCCTTGCTGTACTTCGCATACATCTGGGCAATTTGTGCATTGATCTCCTTTAAGCGAGACGCAAAAACGACATCAATCTTCTGAGCATCCTCAGTGATCATGTCGTCCAGGTACTTATCAATATCATTCTGGTTCATCTTCATCACCGCCCGCGTCTGTTTCCACATCCGTTAACGGCGGCATGTTGAGCCTGTATTCCTCTTCTTCCTCTTCCATCTTCTTCAGCTCATACTGGACATCATCAACAAACGACAGCAGAGACAGGCGGGTTTCTTCGCTTACCATTCCTTTAAGCTGTCCCGTCGTGTTTGCTTCTTCCAGTACATTTGCCGGAAGGTTTCGCTTAAATCCAAACCAAACTTTTTTATAATCTTCCGCCGCCGCTTGCCTTTTAGTGCCCCATGCGGAAAAAATCAGTTTATATTGATAACGCAGAGCAGCAGTCATCTTCCGTTCCATTGTGATGCATTTGTTTTCAAGCGACATCAATTTATATTTCATCGCAACCCCTGAAACATTCCCGCCAAAAGATTCATCGGAGAAATTGACCGATTTCGCAAAGCGAAGGATATTCTCTTCCAACCTATCAAGATGGTTTTCTATGATGGCATCGTTTATATCCTTTGTCAGATAGCTTACGTCGTCTTTTTCGTCATACAACTCAAGGATTCCGGTCTTTTTGAGCTGATCAAGCGTCTCTTCATCCGCGCCAAGCCCTTTTAAAATCAGATAAGCCAGTCGGTATTGCTCAATCTCATTCGATGCATCGGACAACGTGCGGTCATACGCATCAATTAACGAAAGAACCTTTTCAGCATCTCCCTTTAGTTCCTTGTTATTCGCTAAACCGAATAAGGGACAGCCGTCAAAAAGATGCAAAGTTTTTTTATCAAAAGTGAAGGACGAGCTGTCTTTCGTACTGAAATAATAAACATATTTCTGATCATAGAATTCTGCTTTAATCTTGCCGCCATACACCGTGTAATATCGCAGAGCGTAAGTAGGTTCATGGATGCTTCCATCAGTAATAAAAGCGCATTCCCATGGATCAATATTTTTTATTCGCTCGTTTCCAGAACGATCAACGTAAGCGAGGCGGGCGCCGTAACCGCAAATAGAGGCCATTTTCCCCCACTCACTGTCTTCATCAGCAATGTTGTTTTCCGTACTGAAACCTTCAATCAGCTGTTTCACAAGTTTTGCATTACTTGCTTCACCGCTCTCATCAAACTCATATGCAATAGGATGACCAAACAGATAGCCCACCTTTGTATCAATGATTTCAGAATCAAACGAGTTGTTCAGCCTATTGTTTACTTTGTGATCAATACGTTTTAATTTCCCTGTTTCAAAATCCTCGTATTCAATGGCTTCTCTGGATAAGATCGGAACGCCCTGAACCTCAGCCTGGTACCGATCATAAAGCTTTTTCATTCTGTCATGATCCGGCTTATGCTCCTGAATGATCTTGTCAATCAATTCAGGTGTTATGCCGGACTGCTCAATAATTTCTATAAACTGATTCATCAGCTCATCCCTTTCCGCCTTTTCGGTTTATTATGCGAATACAGAGCGTACCGGAGAGCATCCAGCACGTCGTCCCATTCCTTCACAGGATCGCCGGTCTTTTGATTCCATACATACATGAAAATTTCTTTTTCGAAGCGAGCGACCTTGTCTTTTACGATGAATAATTCGTTTCGCTTAAGCAGCCGCGCCACTTCTTCGATACCGGATATAACCGCCTTATCAGCATTCAATGCACGCAGTTTCTCCCTGCGGAATCGCTGAACGTGTTCCGGTCGCGCAGTATCGCAGTAGAAATTAATGTTTCCGTACCGCTCTTTTACGCCTTTCGCCACCTTCACCCAGTAATCAATTTCCTCATGTCGCTTGGCATGTTCTTCGAGCAAATAAAAACCCCCCTGGTCATCTTGTCCAATTACGACAATAGAACCCGGGTGCTCATATCCCCAGTCAACGCCCGCAAAATACTTCTTGAAATTGACACGCCTGTTTTCCAATTCTTCAGAGCTGATATAGTGAATGTCCTTATTGAAATCCTTGTATATGACTCCTTCAGGCGCCACCCAATAACCGTGTATGTCCCGATCTGTAAACATGCCGCTCGGCGTCGATGCCACGATGCTCTCCACATATTCCGGATCGAGAAAATTGTTATCGAACAGCGAGAAATGAAATGACCGGATGTTCAGCCGGCCGCTTTTCAACATTTGCCCGTCTTTGTCGATATAATCCGTTTTGACGGTGTGCATCGGGTTCTCAGGGTTTGTATCCATCATGACCACAGCGCCTTTGTAGGAGCACCGGGAAATGACTTCTTTCACGAAAGAGTCATGCAGGGCAGTTGCTTCATTCAGGAATGCACCGGCTGACGTGAACCCCCGCGCTTTTTTCCATGAATCAGCATTGGCCCCGTCAAAGCAATATACACGGTTGCCGAATATCTCAACGGCATTCGACTTGTCGAGCCTCAATTCTTTACCCAGAATCAATTCCATATCGTTCAAGACATTTCGTTTTATGGCTGCTTGAGTAGCCCCGCCGATGATGAAGGATAAACCCATATTTTGATACTTACTGACGTGAGCAAGGAACGTCAAAAGGAGCACGAATGTTTTCCCTGCCCTCTTTGCACCGCTACAAATCAGAATTTTGGGTTGCTCTTTAATAAAGCTGTCCCAAACTTCCTTTTGCTTTTTATTCAGTTCCATCGGCATTCACCATTTTCCTCAACATTGCGGCAATATCATTTTCTTGGGTGTTTCCGTCGCCGCCGTTAACAGCCTTCTTCGTCTTCTCGATATTCAAGCGCATTTGTTCCAATTTAAGGCGCCGCTCATCTTGCTCATGCGCCAGCTGATCGAACTGCTTGATCAGGCTCCGGAGCTCCCCCATTGCCCGAGATTGAGCGTTTAAGAGAGTCGCATGACGATCCCAAGCGAACTGTATTTCAAGTTCTTCTTCTACAATGTTTTTTTCATATGTTAGATTGCCATCTTCGTCCTCATCTTGATGATAAGCGTATTTTGCCTTTTTAAGCTCTTTTGCCGTATCATCTTTATTCTGCACAAACATAATGCGTTGCGCCCGTAGAATGGCTGCATATTGTATCTGAATCTGATCCCATATCATATCAGCAGGGGAACGATCTTGAATCTCTTCCATAATGGACAGCGTTTCCTCTGGCAGATACTTTGAGAAAAATCCATGCGAAACCGCGTTTTGATTTCTTGCCGGAGCCGCCCCGCCGCTATTTCCTAATGCGTTTTTGTTGCCGGGTTGCCCGCCTATTTTTGTGTGCACACTTTTTTCAGAGGGTGCACCCTTTTTCCTTTCCCAACCATGCCGCTGCTTCCACGATTTAATGGTGTTCACTGACACCCCGTATTTCTCGGCAAGGTCCTTGTATTTCATGCCTTTGACGTAATCCTTATACGCCTGAATGTGCTTTTCGGCCATCTACATTCACCGCCGCCCCCTTCTGATTCGTGTTTGTTTTGGAAAAGATATTCCCTCTAAACCGACGCCGCACTCAGACCGTTAACCGCCAATAGTTTTTCTGAGATTTACCGGAATCAGTTTACAGAGAACATAAAAAAGCACCCCGAAGGATGCTATTCTTTATTGACTTGCCCTAAAGCTACTGTCAGCCAAAATCCTGTAAGAAAAATAAACCATGATGTCAGAAAAGGATGATTGTATATTGTTTCCACGAGACTTTCCTCCTATACTTGTGAAAGGGGGGAATTTAAAAAATGGGTATTCTACCAAAGTTTATTGATAATGCTGCCAGCAAACCAGCGCAGGCAGTCGGTGACACATTAACGGATTTATGGAATTTGGGAATTGGCAATCACGTGTCTCTATGGTCTAAGAAACAAGAACTTCGTCATAAGCATAATTTTGAGGATTATGTTTATAAGGTACAAAATAAAACTCAAGATATTCCTGAGGAGTTTCTTAAAGAACCAGAGCTCAATATAATAGGACCTGCTATAGAAGCTTCAAAGTTCTATATTGATTCAGAACAACTACGAGAAATGTTTGCCAACCTTATTTCTTCTACTATAGATAGTAGAAAATTCTCCAAAGCTCATCCTTCATTTGTAGAGATAATCAAACAGTTATCGCCATTAGATGCAAGCATCTTGGTTAACTTTAAACAAAGTAACCAATTCCCTGCAATAAGAGTTGACGCGTCTAATGTTGAAGGTAATTATGTTGTTATTCAACAACACATTTTGGATTTTAATGAAGATAAAGTTAAATATAAAGCTTATGCTTCATCAATTTCTAATCTCCAAAGAGTAGGTTTATTAGCTGTCGATTATTCAGTACGATACGGGGAACTGGAATACTATGATTATATCTCTTCTCATCCTGTGCTTGAAGAAGCTAACAAGATGTTGATCGAATTAAGAGATATAGATCCAAAGTTTACTAAGCTTGATTTTAAAAAAGGAATCTGTACCAAAACACCTTTATGTGAAGATTTTATAGAAATTTGTTTATAGTTGAACTGGGAGCAGCTTGTTTAAATACTTCCCGTCCGTTTATCCATTAGCATAACTTTGCACACCTCTGTTCAATCTGATACTTAGCTGTTTCATAACCAGGGAATATCGACTGAGCGAAAAAGCTTTTAATCAACCTCTGTTGCCGCAGGGGTTGGCTTATTTTGTTTATCCATTCTTATCTCCTCCCATATTTCACATTAGTTTCCGCAAGCAGTTTGAAAGGGGAATATAAAAAGCACTCTAAAAGGAGTGCTAAAAACTAAAGACTATTGATTTAGAAGCCATTTGATACGCTCAGCTGAAAATATGTAGTGGAGTATTATAAGACATAAAAAGCTGATACTAACTGGTTTTAAATCACTAAAATAAAGCGTTGCAATTGCTATTGCAAAGATCATTAATTCAATAATTAATCTTGTTATCCCGTTTACAGCTATTACAGTTTGTCCATTTCGACTAGGATCATTAGGTACTGCAAATACAGACCAGATAATCATAACTACAATCGGTAAAACTAAAGTTAGAACATATTTAAAAAAACCATTAAAATGGGTCCAAGCAAACACCCCTATGGAGATTAGTGCAGCAATTTCAAGGGCGAATCTTAAAAGTAAATTAGTTTGGTTCAGTTTTTCCAACTCCTCTGTTTAAAAAGCCCTCCCGCAGGATGCTCTTTCACTAATTTATTTCATTGTATAAAAGCTTTTTTGTTCTTCCTCTTTTGGGTCTCTCGGAGTTTTTAGAGAGATCGTCTCCACTTTTGAAGATATAATACCGACTGCTGCTGTTACTAATGCACCAATTATTGCTACGACTATGAGTATTATGAAATATGACAAATTTCTCCCTCCTATCCAGATAATTATCCAAACAGACAGGAATTTGTCTACAATTTGCAGATTTTGTCGAACGAAAGCACCCTTCATAAATAGGTGGCAGTCGTAAGACGAAAAAACACCCTTTTGACAAGGGTGCTCATTTTCGCCTATGTTTTTGAAAATCCAAAATATCCTCTTTCAGAAAAAGCCTGTCCCGAGGCATTTCTTTCATCGGCTCCAATTCCCCGTTTTTTACTAACTGGTTCAGATACTGACGGGTGAACCCCAATATCTCAAGCGCCTCACTTGTATTGAGTATCTCTTCATTCAAGAATTTCTTGATTGCATCACGCTCTTTAGGCTTGTACATTTTTGAATCATCCTTTTTTCTCGCGATATTTCAAGTAAAGGGAAAATGCTTTCTCAATGATCGAAACAACAAATAAAATGATCAGACTAATGTCGAGAGCCGTTTTCAATGGTCCCGCTGCCACATCCTGACGGAAAAACAGCATATACGCCAGGGCGAGAAGAACAACAATATCGGTGGTGGACTGTACACTTTTCATTTTTTTGAAAGTGGCTGGCTTTCAAGTATTTTTCTTTAGTCGCCGCATTTGCTATACTTGGAGCAAGGGAGAAGCGCTATCTTCTCCCTCGGCTCAAAATCATCTGCGCTTTCTTGGACGTCTGCGTTTTTTGATTTTGGGCTTTTTTGTTTTAAGCTTTTCCCTGATGATGAGGACTTTTTCAACAACTGTGAGAGTTGTGAGGATAATCCCCAGTACCAATGCGATTTCAGCCACTTTCTTTCCCTCCTTTCTATACTTTAATTATACCTCGTTTATTTACTCACGTCAAGTAATTCCATGGGCTTTTTTCATTATTTATCCAATAAAAAAGAGCCTATTCACGCTAAACAGAATAGGCTGTGATCTGCTCTATTTTTCATTTTCAGACGGGAACGTTCAATGTTCTTCTGCACGGTTCCTTTTTTAATCCCCAATAACTGCGCTATCTCTTCGAATGACATGTTTTGTACAGCGTGCATCATGAATATGTCTTTTTCTCTTTCGGTAAGCACGGATAGGGCATCAGCGATTCTTTCCTTATCCCAATCACTTACCTCTCCTTCAGCTTCTTGAACGATTGCGTATTCTTCCGGCAGCGCATCAATTAAGCGCGGATCAGCAAGAATCGTCCTTTGATATGCATCTCTTCTGTCAGCACCTCGGCGGGCGCCCGGCTGTCTTCCGTTCTGCAGCCATTCAAGAGTGAATTCAATATCGCTGATCATGCTACTGATAATCTTTTGGTCGTTGATCTGTTCAGCCGTCAGATTGACTTCGGCCGTATCTTTGTAGAGCCGGTACATTTTTCTTGTTTCTCTTAAAGCCCGTTTGTATTCAATGATTAAATCTTGCATTCTGATTCCTCCCCTTATTTGCGCTTAAATGCGCCGCCCTTGCCTCGTTTAAGTCTTTGCATGTCTTGTCCCATCATTTGCCGCCAAAAGCGTTCAGATCGCTCCTGCGCGTTTTTATTGGGCTTTTTCTTTTTCTGCTTCATGTCATCCCTCCGCTCAAATAAAAAACGGACACCAATCAGAGCACAGTGATTCTGTGCAATGATCAGTGTCCGCAGGCTTTCCGTCTTGGACTTATTTAATTTGAATTATCCTCAGTTAGAGAACTATTAATGTCTGAAAGATTTGAAATGTTCAATGTGCTAGGATCAATTCCCATTAAATGAAAAGCTAATTGGGCCTGTACTAATGAACGTAATTTTTCATCTTGAATTTTATCCGCCAAGTCTATTGATTCTTTTCTATTAGAATTTTCTAATACACTATCATGGTATTCCTTTACACGTATCCGTAGCTTTTGTGACTCCTTTAAGAACATAAGTGAAATCCCTTCAAAAATTAAACTTCCAACAACACTAATTGCACTACTAACAGTGTTGTCTGAGCCAACAGCAAAAATGATGATACCTATTAAAAGGATAAAACCAACTATAGACATAATTAGACCAACATAGAATTGCAAATTTGAATGATTAGTAGCTTGTTGTTGATATATACCCAATGTTCTTTCATATGGTTTTTCATGAAGTTTTTTATAAGGTTTTTCATAGGGTCTTTCATAAGATCTTTCATGAGACTTTACTTCTTGTTCTTGTTTCATCACATTTTTTTGTGCTTCTTGTTCTTCTTTTTCATCGAGATTCTTAGTATGTTCTTTAAGAAATTCAAATTCCCTCAATGTCCTTAAGTATCTCTCTTCATGTTTTCTCTTTATAAGTGTAAAAACTGTGACTAAAAAAAAGGTAAGGCCAAAAAATACTGACATCAGCGCAGAAAGAGCTTCTGGTGAATCAAATAGAGACAAAACATCCTTCAAACCATTTCCTCCTGAAACCGATTATTTACAATAAACCCTATTTTATCATATCGGCGTTAATACGATTTCTATTAATAGTTACCCTTTCTCCTCTTTCTTTTCATCCCGTCACCCCATCAATCCCGGCAGGACAGCGACAGCGAAGAAGAAAAGCCCCACGCATGCCCCGACCAGCCAGATATTTGTTTTATCCCGTTTAGCGATAATGGTATGGTCGCCAATCATTTTTAAATCGTCAGATCGAGCGACAAGCGTCGGGATGTAGTCCGGGTGAACCTTTAAAAGCTCGGCCGCCTGCTCGACGGTCATTGCTTCGTCCTTCGTGGCCTTCACGTTCCGCTGGAGTTCTACTTGTAATGGCATCATTCCGCATCACCCTCCAATTCGTTTTGGGCAACTGTTATCGCGAAACTCAGATTAGTAATGATCTTTTCTAATGCCTGTTTGTATCGTTTTCTATCCCCGCTTAGATGCTGAATGTCCTTTTGTGCCTGTCGAAATTGATGAACTGTTACTTCCTGCTGACGCTTGTTTTCCTCGATGATTTCCTGCTGCTTAACAGTCTGTTCAGCTTGCTCAATAAGCCAAGCAATTTCCTTCTGAGGAATGTATGTCAGTTTTTTCAGACGTTCAATTCTTTCTTTCATGCCCGTTCCTCCCCCGCAGGGGGAACCCCTGCTATTTGAATTTATGGCCAATCTCGTAATCACAACGAGCCAGGCCGCCTTTTATTGTTTGAATGATTGTTTTACCGTGTTCCGGGACGTCCATTAGATGAGCAGTCCCTTCAGTGCCATCTAAAACGATGATGCGGACTTTCCCCGGCTCGATGCTTTGCTGAATAGTTGTTTCCTGATTTTTTATTTCTGTTGGCTTGTTCACTCTGGCCGCCCCCTGTGCTATGATAGAAGTACCAGTTCATATCAAAGGCACTGAGGCGCAGCTTCGGTGCTTTTTTACGTTTTACGACGGCAGCCGCATCGTTAATCCGGCAGATGGCTTTAATTCCTCACGGTAGATGATTGGATGCTTTTCGACGTATGCCGCCAACTGCTCCGGCGTCATTTTCCACTCCTTAACTGGACCAGACTTGTATGGATCAATTTTTTCTTGCATGTTGTTGACCTCCTGATTATTTGATTTAGGATCTCTACAAAAGCTACCTGTCATGACACAATCTCAGTTATAATGACTTCCACACGTGGCTCTTCACTGTAAAACTTACTGACCTTCAAATCGACTACCTGACTATCATCCTTGTATATCAGATGATTTAAAGCGTCTTTGACACCTTTTACATAGTTATCGACGTCCGGCTTTGTTACAGGGCGTAACAGCCCTTTCTCAGCGTTCTCCTTTTTCCTCTTGGATCCGGATACAGCTTTCGGCATCGGTCTGAATACTCTGACATCCATTGCCACAGGTCCCGTAATAACTTGTTTTGGCCGATACTGTGACGCCACCAGTGCAACATATTGTTTAAAATTCTTTGATTTCAAAGGATCATGCATTTTAACCTTGCCATTTATAACAGATCCCCTCGGCCTCCCCTGTGCAACAGGCTCGCCGTAAACTATAAACTGAATGGAATCCAACCGTCATTACCTCCCATCAATTTGTTCCCAGTGCTGAATCTGCTTTTCCTTGTACGGCGCTGTGAGGATGATGGCCGGCAGCAGGATAACCGCTTTAAGCACTGTGCATCAGCTCCATTTGTTTGATTTTTTCCTCAAGCACCCGGATCGCCGGGGTAAGGTCCTGGCCGGTCGTTTGCTCGGCGGGCCCGAACATATACATGCCGCCGGTTGCCGTGAAGTTCGCTTTTTCGGTCATTCCCAATCTCCTAACCTATGATTTAATTGCATCCGGTCGCCCTTAATGATCACAGTGTAATCTCTGCACATTTGATGAATGCGGGAGCCCAGCGCCTCGTCGATGTCCAAAATTTCGCCCGTATCAAGCTCGGAAGAGATTAGCAGAGGCTTATGATTCAAGTACCGATAATTCACAACCGATTGAATTTGTTCCACTTGCCAATTCGTTGCCCGCGGCTCCCCCTTCACTGGCTTGAACAAGTCATCAATGAACAGAACCTCAGCTTTTCGCATGGCGTCGAGCTTTGTTTCCAGCTGGTCAAAGTCATTTCGCAGATCGCCCATTCCCTCAACGTACGGGAAATACATGCAGTAAATTGATTTTTTCTTGATCAGATTGTTCATGATCGCCGTTAACAGGTGCGTTTTTCCGCTGCCCGGCTGCCCGAGCAAAGCAATGCTGTTTGAACGATTTCCCCTGATGCTCTGAAAATCCTTATAGTATTCCACCGCGCACTCATAAGCGTCCTTGATCATGTCCGGCTTCCCGTCTTTAATGAAGTTTCCAAAAAGGAGCTTTTCGAATTCCTCCGTGATGCCGCTGGCCTTCATAAGCCGGGCGATCTTTTTCCGCTTCACACACTCGCATTGCTTGGAAAATGTGGTTTTCCATTCCCGGGCCTTATCCGGCAAGCATACTTTCCCCGCAAGATAATCCTCTTCTCTGACCATTTGATCAGGGGCCAGGCTTTCCATTGTCTTATGCTCTTTTCTCAATTGGCGCTCGGTGTCTTGGTGAATACGGTAAACAATAATGCCCTTATCCTTGCAGTCAGAGCACTCGTATTCAGCCTTTTCTTCTGAGGCGGCCTGTCCCGTTGAAGATGCTGCTGACCGATCCCGGAGCTTGGTTAGAATGGCCTTCATTGCCGCGTCCATATCTTGCGTTTTGCGAGCTTCCATACTGCTGTTTCTCCTTTCGTCTCTGGCTGAATGGGTTTGAGAGAATTGCTTCAATGTAATTCAGATTGACGTTGTTTCCCTTGCTTCTGAACGCCTGTTTCATTGCCTCCATGACTTTCTCTTCGCCGTAATCATCCACCATATACCCGAGCCGCTGAACCTCCATCGTGCCAATGGTGCGGGCTGTTTTGTTTTCGAATAGTTCAAATGCGTTTTTCATTTTTTCGTCAACCTCCTGCTGTGCTACTGGTATTGGAGCCGGGTCTATCTTCTTGTTGTAATTTCCAAGCTGTATGTACTCGGCATAATTCAACACCGTCACAATGAAACCGCGTTTTTGCGGCAGCCGGTCCAACTTCAAATACTCTTGCTTTACCATCCGATCTAATGAGTATTTGATCTGATCAGAAGACCAGTTGAAGCGCTTGGCTAAATCCACAAGCTTAACGATTGTCTGCCCGAGCTTTAGTTCTTGATCTGCCCTGTACTCCGCCCGTTTGAATAAATAATCGTATATTGTCTCATCACGTGAATCCTTAAACGGCAGCCGAGGCAGAACCACATACCCCAAACCTTGCATATCCATGCCGCTCACCTACTTCCTTTCACACAGTGCTGTCAGAGCCTTGAAATCTATTTCTACTAATCTCAGAGACGGCTCATTTGTCTTTAAGTAGTCAGTCGTGTACCGGGTATACAAGTCCTTTCTCATGTCGCGCTGAACCGTTTTGACCAGCCAGAGATAACAATGCGGGATAGGAATCCTAATCAACTCCCTTTCCATCAGCTCACCAACTCCGAAAAATGGATGATACTGTTCAGTTGATTAGTAGCCCGGCAATACTTGCATTTTTCGCATCGCTCCGGCTTCTCCCCGCCGTGTTTCACTTGCAAAATCCGGCCCATCCGCTGCTCAATCTCCTCAAGCTCTACTTCCATCCTTCCTTCATCAATATTGATGACAGCTTTATCAGGCGGGTCTTCTTTCGACACTCCAACGATCAGGGGTTCAAGCCATTCGTTACGCCCAGTCATCCGTTTTTCAATTTCTGCGTAAAGCGCCATCTGAGCGATGTATCCGTATGCCTCAACAAAAGAGCAATATCCTATTTCCGGGTCCCAAACTTTCTCCCGCAATGACCGCGCTGTTTTCAGATCGGAAAAACGGCCGCCAGCTGGGTTGTATACGTCCAGCTTTCCTTTCCACGGAACACCGAACAATTCAGCAGTTACGATGACTTCCTTTTCTCCTTGAAGAACAAACATACAGAGATCATCATTTTGAATTGCCTCAATCATCAGATCACCTAACTGATACTGCTTGTACAGCTGACCTTTTTGAGTAAATAGCGAAGGTGTGTTCATCTTGAATTCATCAAAAGCCTGTTCACCCTCAAGCCAGGCATGAACGTATTGGCCGAAGAGGAGCGCCTCCGATGTGGGCGGCGTCCATTCTCCGTTCAGCTTTGCCATCGTGGCAGCCTCGCACTGCAAAAAACTTTTATATTGAGAATTTGACATGTAGTGTCTATCAATCTCGTTAGAGTAATAATTCTCCTTGTTCAGCGCCGGTATCCGCATTAGCAGGATCACCCGCCTTTTCTTTACTATCAGCAGGCTTGTCAGCTTGCTCTTTCTGCTTTTTGAATTCTTCCTCAGCCTTTGACCTAGTCGCGCCTGTGGCCTTCACATTGAAGTAATCCTCTTTCTTGGCCATACCATCACGTAAAGATGTATAAATGCGGCCAATCTTTAAAAAGTCTTGTTCTGTAAAGGCATCGACGTTACTGCCGATGTATTCTTCAATCATTTCTTTGGTGATCCCGAATTCTTTTTTGAATGTTGATAAAGCATTTCTGAGCCGATCTTCCAATGGTTCTTTATGGCCGTTTATTAACGTTTTCTGGCACATATCAACTGCAGCGTCAACGATATCGCCAGGAATCACTCCAAGTATGCAGGAACGTAGTCGACGGGCTCCTTGATTGGCAACCATTTCATAAATATCCCTAGCGTCATTAAGCTTTGTAACTGTACCTTTTGCCTTTCTCTCATGCTTCACAGTGAATATTTTGGTTTGCCTGGTATTCGTTTCAAGATCCCAAGCGTAAGCCATGACAGATGATTCACCAGCTTTTTGTTCCAACTCCATAATTCCGTAATCAATGTTCCCCCAGTTCTGTGCCAAGGCCTCCGCCAGCCGGATAGATGGACCGGAAACCTTTGTCCCGCCGCGAGGATATTCATACACCGCATTCTCGGCTAAAAGCCTCCGTTCGCATGCTTTTTTAATCCGGTCAAACGCCGCGAATACGTCCCGTGGGAATTTCTTTGCGATGATCATCGCCGCCTGTACTTCTTGAGCCTGTCGGCTTACCATCGCTTCCGTAGTCACGCTAGTATCCTGCTGGGGCGCCGGCATGTAATCTGAGTAATCTACCTGAGATAGTCCGTTCATTGTGCTTCTGCCACCTTTCTCAAATAAGCTTCTGTGCCGAGCCGCTGCCATTCTCGGTATGCATCCATTGACGGAAAGGAAAATACCGGTTTGCCCTTACTGAACATGACCGAGCCGCCGACTTGTCCCAGACGCTTCTGATCGTCCGCTCGGTCACTGAAAGATGCTGTTATTCGTTTAGCCATGTGTAAAACCTCCATTGTCTTTTATGAGGTAATTTGGTATAATAAAGGAACTAATCTTTACCAAAAGACCTTTTGAAGTCCACTCTGCCAAGTGGGCTTTTTTTACTGCGCTGAATGAAACCTAAATCCAAGTTGCTCTTTCAAATAGCGTTTAAGATTGTCTTGTAAAATTACCTCGCCGCTGTCGATTACATAATTATCTGCTGACGTTACTTCATCCCCGAAAAAGTCCTTTTTTGTTTCCGGTTCTGTCGTTTTATCATGCCAGTTGTTCAGGACCATTGGATTTTCAATATTCATCGTGAACACCTACTCGCAACACTCAGTTGAATCCCGCGGGCTGCCATATTTAAAACGGTTTGGTGTAAGCGTCCTTTATTCGCCAGCCGGTTAATATCCTCTGTAAGAACCTTGATGCTCCCTGCAAGACTGATAGCTTCTTCATAATCGCCATCCCGTAACGCCTCCGAAAGCATGATAGAGAGCCTTTCCGCCGACTCGATTTTCCTTTTTGCTGAATCTGCATCTGCTTTAAGAAACTGATTGATTTTCATACCAGCACCGCCTGCCTTTCCTCTGTTTTTGCCATTGCAACTTGACTCATTAGCGCTTTCCGCGTCCATCTTTCAGCCAGTTCCTTCATGTTCAGGCCATGACTGCGGGCCAGCGAATATATCAGCGTTTTGTTTGCTGGGATCAGATCAAAAATCTGTTTAATATCGGCCATGGGCAGTTCTTCCGCCTGTCGGCCTGGCCTATCATTTGCCAGCCAGCGCGCTAAATGCTTTGTTGCCTGCAATGCTTCTTCAAGCTGGTGAATCATGTTGATTACCGCTGTGCTTGCGCTCTCATTAAGAGCTGGGTCTATTGGAGCAGCCGTTGTCGGGTGCAGTTTGAAAAGGTAATGTACCAGATCAATATGTTCGTATGCCTCGCACGCCTCAAACCACCTGATGCATAATTCAGGGGTCAGCTTACTAAAACCATTTTCAACATCGGAAACGTAACGTTGATCCTTCCCGCCTATCAAACTGCCGATCTGATATTGTGTAAACCCGGCCGCTTTACGAACACAGCGCATGATCTTCGGTAAATTCCGCAAATTGTACGGATTGTTCTCCATATGTTTGCCTCCTGATATATTCAGCTGTTTGCTGTTAAAATTTAATTAGGGTCAAAAGATGTTTTATTGTATTGGCTTATGATTTTTCGAATATCCGGCCTCATGGCTCTAAATTTCGCTTTGTGGCCACAATAAAAACAAATATTTACTCTATAGAGCCTCTTTCATGATTGCTTGTTCTTGTGCTTCGATCCATGCATCAATATTGTGTTTGGTAAAGAAAATCCGATTTCGCACACGAAAGTGAGGAATTTGTTTTTCTCGAACCATTGTGTAAATTGTGTCATGGTGAACACCCAGGTAATCAGCTGTTTCCTGCACAGTTAATGTATTGCGTGTCATACTCGGCCTCCTAAGCAGTGTGTTCTTTACTCGTTACGTGTAACTTTTGATCAAAAAAAGTTCATCTACATCTTTATTCAACAACTTGGATATTTGATGTGCTTTTTCAAGACTTGGTTTTGTACGACCCATTTCTATATTCGCATACCCACTTACAGATCTGTATCCGAGTTTTTCAGCCATAAAGGTTTGGGTCTTTCCTTGAGAAATTCTAGTCGCCCGTAAATTTTCTAACATTATTTAACTCACCACCTTACTCTTTTTGTGTAACTCGTTAAACTCATAATAATATACACAATAAGGGTAAGTCAATATATTTTTATTCTTTTTGTGTAAGTTATTATCTGTTGTGTGTAAACCGTGTTAAAATTTACACACCAAATGAAAAAAGGTGTATAATAATGGATAATATAACAGGGAAAATTCTAACTGAATTAAGAGAAAAAAAAGGTTGGAGCAAATCTTTTGTCGCAAAAAAATTGGGCATTAAAACAATGTCTACATATGCGAATTGGGAGTACGGCTTAAGGAAACCGGATGGCGAGATGCTTGTGAGAATTGCAAAGCTGTATGGTGTAACTACTGACTATCTCCTAACCGGCAAAGAACCTAATGCTTTTAATACTGACCTTTTTGATGATCCTGATTTACAACTCGCCTTTAGACAAGCTCGTGATTTCTCAGAAGAAAGTCAAAAACAAGCAATTGATTTTATTAAGTACCTTAAAGAGAAAGAAGAACGCGAAGGCCGCAAGCCTAAAAAGTAACAACTGCCGAAACCTTTATTTATATTATTTATTATGTTATTTCTGTTTACTAATAAGATCGGGATTGGATCGGGATTAGAACCGAACTGGAACGGGAAAGCATTTTTCATTAGTAGGTTGAAGCCAGTTATATCAAGGGATTCAACAATCGTCCTCTTCTGGATTGCTTCAGTATTCAAACTGGAATGGATCAGAAAAAAAGAAAGACAAACTCAGCCGTGACTACATATAAAGGGGAAATTAATTTGGCGTTTTTGTTCACTAATGAGGAAGTATATAACAGTGCCTTTGGAAAAAAACGCAGAGCTTCAGGGGCTTTCAGGAAAACTTATTATGCAGCCCAGCCATTATTGGGGAAGAAAAACCAAGTAATAATGGAAGCTATATTCGGTGTGTTAAATGACAAACAATTCGGCACTCAAGGTTTACTTATTGCTACCAAAGAAAACTTATATCATATTGCAGATAAAGCTGGTGCCCATAGAATAATCAGCTGGTCATATAACGAAATTACGAGCATCACCATCTTAAAGGAAACATTTACAGGGTTTCAGATAGATCTCAAAACCCATAAAGAGGAATTCTTGATTAAGGGAATTCAAGAAGGGGATCATGATAAGTTTGTCAACTACGTGAGAAAAGAAATACAAACTGCTCAAAAAAATAATGATCCGTCCCCTGCCCAGTCTACTCACCAGCATTTATCTGATTTTGACATGATAGCTTCAGAAATTAGAAAATATGCTGAGTTAAAAGAAGAAGGTCTTTTGACAGAAGAAGAGTTTACAGCGAAAAAAAAGCAGCTTTTAAAATTATAGTGGCCCTATGGGCTTTTCTTTCACACCAAAAACAGAACATATATTCCCTTTATGGTGGTGTTTTTAATGTCAATCCAACTATCGTACCTCGAAGAAGAAGTCAAAAAAATCTACCACAGATTAAATATTGAAACTCCTGAAGACATTGATTTAGAAAGGATTGCCGCGGCATTTCGTATCTGGCTGCATTATGAGCAAAGAGAAAGCTGCATGTTTCAAATCAACGGTGAGTATAGCGTCGTCCTTGATGCTCGTGCCTCTCCACAAGAACAGTGGCAAGACTTTGTTCATGAGCTATGCCATGTCTTAAAACATACTGGAAACCAATTTCACATGAATAGAATGTTCAGGCAGCTTCAGGAATACCAGGCGAACAGTTTCATGTATCACTTCTGCGTACCAACGTTCATGCTCATAAAAATGCAACTGCCCCGTCTTAAATCAGAGGCCATTAAATTAATAGGAGATACATTTAATGTGACATATTTCTTGGCCGCTAAACGGCTAGAAATATTCAACAGAAAACAGTTTTCAATTCTCTGGCATAAAAATCTTCATCAAATAAGTAAATTGAATGTTAGGAGGTAGCCAAATGGCCAGTATAGAGCCCCGTGGAAAAAACTCTTTTAGATTAATTGTTGAGAATGGTTACGATGCCAAAGGTAAAAGGGATAGAAGAAAGAAAACAATTCGTATAGAAGATCCAAAGCTATTAAAGACTAAACGGAAATTACAAGAGTATCTTGAGGACCAGCTGCACCGTTTCAGAATTGAAGTAGAGGCCGGCGAATATATCGCCCCGGAAAAATCCACTTTTGATTCATTTGCAGAAAAATGGGTTGAAAAGAAACTCTTTAATAAGAATGGTAAACCATACTCTTATAAGGCATCCGAAAAACATTCAGGTCACTTACGCAATCACGTACTTCCTGCTTTTGGGCATAAACAAATAGATAAAATAAAAACCCTTCACATCGTTGATTTTATAGATGATTTATCCAAGGATGGGGCTCGAAAAGATGGTAAGCCTGGCGGCCTTGGTGATAGAACAATTCTTGATGTATTTCAAACGCTACAGGCAATGTTCAAGACAGCTACAGAAGAATGGAAACTCATTAAAGAGAATCCTATGGAGGGTTTAAGCCAGCCGCATGTGGAACCAAAAGAAATGCAGTATTTTCAGACTGATGAAGCAGAAGAATGTATCAGGGTTTTATATGAAATTGATATAAAATGGCGTTTATACTTTTTAGGCGCAATGATTGGTGGTTTACGGCGTGGTGAAGGACTTGCCTTTCAATGGCATTTGGATGTGGATTGGGATAGAGGCGGCTTCTATGTAAATCGATCAATTTCTAAAACAGTCAACGGGCAGCCTCTTGTAAAGGCGCCTAAATCACGCAGCTCAAAACGTTTTGTTAAAATGCCAGATTTCTATATGGAGGATTTAGCAAAATATTATCGCATGTGGAAGAAAGAAAAACTAATGCTCGGGGATGCCTGGGAAGGTGAGGACAATCAATATATCTTCCACAGTGGAACAGGAAAACCATATTACTACACAACACCTACTGCAAAGTGGGCAAAAATAAAAAAGAAGTATGGGCTCAAAGATATTAGGCTCCATGACCTGCGGCATACAATGGTGGCTCTTCTTATAGAAGCCGGTGAAAATATGAGCGCCATTCAAAAACGTGCCGGTCATGCAAGCCGAAGAATAACATCTGATATTTACGGACACGTAACCGAAAAACTTGAAAATGAGACAGCTCAATATTTTGATCAATTCAATCCTAATTTGAAGGCGAAAAGCAACTAA